CCCTTTCTCATTTACGCCGCCAAAATAATCTTTCAGAAGATCGCCCATGTTCCGGCAGTAATTGACATCGTGAACAACCAACTTTCCACCGGGCTTCATCAGCGGCAAAATCAAATCAATGTCTTTCACAATATTATGGATCTGATGGTCAGAGTCCAGAAATGCCAATCCAATACCGTTTGGGATCTTGTGCAACTCACTGGCCAACGTCCCGGTGATAACTTCCAGCTTCCCAATCATCATGTTCATCCGAGTCCACAAATACATATCCGGCGGCGTGGTATCGACGGTATAGAGCTTCGCGTCCTTGACCTTTTCCAATGCCAACAGCATCCAGCAAGTCGAATACCCCTTCCCGGTCCCAACCTCAACAATGACCTCCGGCTTAACGTCCACAACCAAATCATGAAGCAACTCCCCGAACTCAGGCTCAACCGCCAGCCGGTCGCCTTCGTAGCCTCTTAAATATGATTCGATTTCGCTTGTGTTCATAAATCCTTCAACGGAGATATTAATTTCGAGTGAGGGGAAAGGGCGATCTTCCCTCCAACAACCTCTAAATTGTTGGCCGTAAACACAGCACCACGATTGACATATAAATGGCCCATTATCCACTTGAGAAAATCCATGCTCGTGTCTGCATTGATTGACAGATCGCCGGGGAAAGTCCCTTGCTTGATAAGTGGCAAGATATGAGCCTCGACCTCGTTCACGCATCGGTCAAACCACAAGTGACGATCATCCTCAAACCATGCCGGCAAGGTCTTGGCATCACCGACCTCAAAATCCCATCCGTTGAATTTAACCATGGGATCAAACCAATTCTCCTTGGGCCAAATCGAAACCCTTACAAACCCCCTCTCGAATAACTTGTCATCCTTAATTCCAACTTCTTTCAAAAGGGCCGTGTGGCTGTCATGAGACAAACTATAGTTTGGTTTAGAACAGCCTTTAACACACAGGAAAACTTTAACTATGGGCATGTTTGACCACCTCATCTACAACCCTTTGGGCGTCCTTGACTGTCATTGTCGCTGAAACGGGCAAACTAATCGTGTGAGACCCGATCCATTCAGACTTGGGGAAACTTCCGGCCTGATACCTCAAGAATCGGTAGGCAGGCTCAAGGTGCAGTGGGTTGAAGTGAACCCCGGTTCCGATCCCTGCGTCTTTCAGCAAACGCCTTAATTCGTCCCTGCCGTTGACCTTGATCGTAAATAGATGTCTAGAATGACCGGCTTCCTTCTCCCCCCAGGCTTTCTCGTAGACCGCCCAAACCTTGTCCCGTTTGGCCTTGATCTCAGGCCACCGTTTGAACTGAGTCAACCCAATGGCAGCGTGAACGTCCGACATATTCCCCTTGTGGCCGGGGAACTCAACCTCATAACCGGCCGGCCCTGACCTTCCGTACCGCTTCCAGGCCCCCATAGATAGGCCCTGAGAGGCCCAAATTTTGATTCTGGCAGCCTTTCCGGGGTCTTGGCATACAACCATGCCCCCTTCGGCGCTGGTGATGTTTTTGGTGGGGTAAAACGAATAACAGGCGAAATCGCCTTTGGGCTGGTAATCACCACCAAAGGCGTGTGCAGCATCCTCAATGACTTTTAAACCGTGTTTTCGGGCCTCATCTATGATTCTGTCCATGTTGGCCGGGGCACCGAGGTAGTGGACAGGAATGATGGCCTTGGTTTTTGGGGTCACAACATGCTGGATAAGATCAGGGTTCAGGTGGCCGGACGCAGTGACATCAACAAAAACCGGCTTTGCGCCCACCGCCAAAATAGCGTTGACGGTCGCGCAAAACGTAATCGGCGGGACAATGACCTCAGCGCCCGCACCGACGTTGGATACCGTTAAAGCGGCCATTAGAGCTTGGGTGCAGGAAGCCAGGGCCACGGCATAGCCCCCGAACTTATCCTCAAACTCTTTCTCAAACTCACTTACCACCGGGCCGGTCGAGAGCCAGCCGGACTTGAGAACGTCAGTCACAGCTTTAATCTCGGCCTCCCCGATGTCAGGCTTGCCAAAGATGATGAAATCTTTAGATTTCAAGGAACGCCGGGCAGACACAACCCATTTGGTGACATTCGCCGGTGATGTGGATTGACCGGGGATGGACACAGCCGCCGCGGGCGCATAATGTTTTGGGATCTCCGCATGGGGCGCAAACCTTTGGTGCTTTCACTGGCTTTGGAGCCTGTTTTACCGCAGGTTTGACAACTTCCTGTCGTTTCTTCGCTACCTTGACCGCTTTCTTGACTGTTTTACGCTTTTTCACGATACCTCCATAAACTTCATGCAATGACAACTTGGTTGATGACATTCCCCTGTCAAATGGATTGACTTCAAATGGTTGCAGCCGCCGCGGTTGCAGATCGGGTCTTCGGGGACCCACCGGCCCTTGCCCATGGGCTTTGTTTCGTTAAGATCTCGGCCTTGCGGGATCGTTTCTTCCCTGTTCAGTAAATCTTCCATCTTGTTACCCTTCCAAAATCGTTTATTCATTTTAATCCCCTTTTTTAAATTCCTGTCGCCCCCCGCCCAGGGGGAATCTGAGACGGGAAGCGATAGGACACAATTTAGACCTTATGCCAAGCGTTCCTGGTTAGACCTTCAACCAAGTACATATCACACCAGCCGACGGGTTAAGTACCTTCGCGGCGATCGCGAATTTATAACTTATCAGCGTGTTGAGATCATGGGGATCAGATTTGTCAGGTCCCTTGGTGATTTGAATCCTCGCATCTTCCCCGCGAAGTTTCGTCACACCGTAGGCGCCCTGGCCAACAATGAGGGTGCCGTACAACGTACCACTGGAAACGTAACCGCTCCAGTTGGATGAAAGTACAGCAGCCGTCATAGCGTTCTGAGATTCCTCGAACATAACATTCTCAATGATTCCGAGTTTTCCTCTTTCCATAGCAGCCCGGTTGGTGTTTGCCATCCAGGTGATAAAGTTAGAATCGGCTCGGAGTTTACCAGCCACTGTGGGATGAATTATCCCGTGGTAGGTTCCATCTTCGAATGTCCGCGCGCCCATATTCTTCAAGTGCGTTACCGCTCTTGCAATATGATCGATGTCGGGAACAGCAGAAAACAACCCGTTAGCCAAAGCAGTCACTGACCAATTCGCTTCTTCCCGGTTACCTTCAAACAGGGGAAACCCGTGTGTGTAGGCTGAGGGAAGTGCAACGGAAGCGGCGTCAGCAACACCGACGGAAGCGATAGAACCGAAGCCAATGGCTTCAGCAATATAACTGTCGCGGGTTAACGCAGCGCCGTATCCAAGCGCATCGGACATCTCTTTGACCATGGGATTGATCGTAGTCGCAACCACTCTCGTGGTCACACTGCGAACATCTCCTCTCCAAACAATTGCAGCCGACACCTTTCGGGTCGATACACAAGACCATTCGTGCGGCGTGGTTTCGTGCAGCGCATAACCTTCACCAGTATTTAACATCTGGTGCCAGATCATCGAACTACCTTCATTGCGAGGCAGAGGTTTTTGAACTCCATGCTTGTCATAAGACAGATTTTTCTGGAGACGCTTCAGCCACACCGAGTCATAATAACTCGGAATCATTGTGGTGATTGTCGCGCCCCCTGTATCTGTCCATAGATTTGCCATATATTTTATTCCTCCTTCACTTGGAGGTTATTCGTCTTGAAACCATGCGCCAGCTTTCTTGAGTTGTTTTTCCTGCTCTGCCAATGGGAGTTTCGCGAACTGTTCTGGCGTTACCTCATTCACCGGCCTCAATGGGCTTCTCCTCACACCGGATCCACTTCCCCCCTTGGATGGCGGCGGTCGGTTCGGCCCTTGCCCCGCTGGTACTGGCGCTAATGGTTCCTTGATTCCTCTCTCCAAGTATCTCCTGCCGATGTTTGTAAGCGCCATATAATGTACGCTTTTCATCCAGTAGGGATTACTCTTCGTGACTGAAGGATTCTTTTCAACGATTTCGTGCATTTCTTTAAGCACGGTGGGGTCATTGAAAGTAGGATCGTTTTGAACGCGGTCATAGGTGCTTCGTTTCTCAACCTCTTGATTCAACCGTCGCATTTCTGCCATTACCGGTCTCATCTGCCTATTGACCTCAAAGGAAGCAATGTCGTTGGATATCCGGCCGATTCTTTGAAGATCGTCGGGATCAACTCCGTATTGCTTCGCGATTGCGTCAACATTTGCTGGGGGAGTTTGATAGGGTGCCGCAGCTCGTGCCGGTTGTACCGGCTGAGGATCAATGTCTTCTGTTTGGCTGGGTGCGCGTCTATGTAATTCCCTCTCTAGGTCTCGTAACGATTGTGCCATGGCCTGGACGTTCTTAAATCCCTTCCTCTTCATCCAGTCTTCAGTTTCCGTCTTATCATTCTCATCGAACGGGACGGGTGCTTCTGCCGGGGTAGAATCTCCGGGTTTTGGTGACTTATCCAACGCAGGGTCAACGATTGTTTCCTCAGGCTCGGAAACAAGCGAAACGGACTTAGGCCCGTGAGAAACTCCCTTCTCATCGAGTTGTCTTTGTTCTTTCGCTATGTCTGCGAGTATCTCCTCAGGGTTAGCCGTTGGCTCTTCCGTCAGGGTCTCCTCTTGTTCTGTACTCATTTTGTGCTACCTCCCAATGGCCGGCCTCGATGGGCTTGTGGCCAAAATCTTGGAAATTGTGCAGAGGCTTCGCCCGGCGTCCCGGTCAACACCGCTATGTGTGCGTCCCATTCTAAACCCCTGCAATGGGCCAAATCTAATTTAAACTGAACATCCTCAAAGCTATGTGCAAAAATATGTATGCCGAGTTCTGTCTGACTTTCCCAAGGTGATAGGGTGACAACATTTCCAGGGTTTTCCGCTTACTCGCCGTGTCACGGATCAAGTCTTTTAGGATCTGCTCTTTTGTTTTCACGATCCACCCTTCAAAGCCAGTTCGATTTCCTTCTGAAGCCGCATCAGCCCGGTTCTGATACCACGGTAAAAAGCAACCTCGTTGCTCGTCAATTCCTTGATGCTGACAGAATCCTCATCAACCTGGGCCTGCTTAATGATTCGGTCAACTGTCGCGATCAAATGCTTTCCGGCAAACAGCTTGTGAAGCTCGACGTAAGACCGCATCAAGTCTTCTGCCCTGATTCTTTCCTCTTCGCTCTTTTTGAATATCCCCATGTTATCTCCCCACCGACGCTGGACTTGGCCTTACTTGAGGGCGGCCGCCATTTGGGCTTGGACCACCTGGACCCAGACCACCCGGCCCACCTGGCCCTGGCGCTGGTCTACCTAGAGGGCTACCCGGAGGGCTGCCCGGCGGGCCACCTGCCCCACCCGGACCCGGAGGACCACCAGGAACAGGCCCCGGCAACGCCCCTTGGCTCATCATTTGAGACCTCATCTGCATAAATTGCTGCATTTCATCGTCGGTAAACGTCAACTTGTCAGGATCTATCATCTCGGAAGCGTCAATGATCTCACGAGCGCCCTCATAAGCCTTGAACCACGGGCATTGAGAAAACATGCGGTAGAACTCCATCATGACTTTGACCTTGGTTCTCTTGGACTCATAGGACATCACACCTTTCGGCATCAGCTTTGCAATGCCCTCGAGTATCTGAGGCGGTATGTACTCGAATTCCTGGGCCTTCTCTTCACCTAAGATTTCCGTCACAGACTCGAAAGTTTTAAATTGGTATATCCGGTGGTAATATTTACGTTGAGCATCAGACAGGCCAGAGCTTTCCAGTGACTTTGCGTAAAGCATGAACCTTTCACCAGCCGCTTGCTTGTTCATCAACTGCCCGGTCGCTGTCCCGCCGCCGGCCTCTTCCTCAACGCCTCCGACGCCGACAGTGGCCTTTACAGCGCCTGTCACCTCTTGAATAGCCCGTAGAATCATCTCGATCCGCATGTAGAAGTCTTGAAGCAACGGCGGGAAGTCTATGATTTGAAACGCCTTCCTGATGTCATCGATATTCTCAAACTGCCAAATGGCCGCCGGCTTGGATACCAGTCGATTCCACAAGTCAGCCGGCACCTTGTCTTTGTTGATAGCCAGAATCTTCTGAAGCGACAGGTTGACCTGATCCCAACCGGTATTGGTGGCCTCGTTCAATTCGTCCTGAAGGAACATCATCAACTCCGCGGGGCCGAGTCCGTCCCATCGGCCGGGGACTTTGATGTATTCAAACTTGAAGTAAGGCGGGGCGCCATCGTGGTAAGGATTTAAACGCTTATAAACACACCATTTTCCGTCAATAATCCATATCCAACCGTTCACCGACTTGTATTTCGCATCGGGGTCGTCCTTCTTCTCAGAGTCAAGCATCCAGGCCGGCGTCGGTCCCCAATACTGAAGCCTTTGGTGAGGGATGTCGGGATCGTAATACTTCTGCGTAAATTCGGAATGACCAAGAGAATCCTCTTTCTCAGCCAGATCAGGATTGTCCTCTTTGGCGTCTTTGGCCCCACCCAACAACAAATCATCAGGCAGCATATCGATTCTGTAATAGGGGTCAGGATGACTGGCAAGCTCAACAAGCTCTTTGTTTGTAATTGTGTCCTCTTCTATCACCCAATGGTCTTTGTCAATCGCTGTGGTATGCGGCTGCCAAAAGAAATTGTAAAGATCGACATATTTGATCTTGGCATGGTCTTTGGTCTTGACCAGTTTTGGCTCGAACACATCAGCCCTTTGGGGCGGCGGGAGGCCCCGGACCATGGCTAAAGCTCTTTCAATCATCGGTACCTGAGGTCTTGACTTGACCATGGCGACCTCTTCATCAAGCTCATATTCAACCTTGCCGACACCGGTTCCGGTGATGCACATTTCACGAATGATCTCAACCAGCGACTCCTTGAACCCGCTTCTCTGAACATCGTTCTTGATGATCTCATTGATCTTGTCTACGTTGTCCTGGTACTGTTTCTTTTTGCAGACCCATTCAGCCGGCACCTCAGGCCCCAGGACAGTGCTGTAAAGGTTCGCCGTGATGACCTCAACGACCTTGGGGGTCTCAGGTTGGAAGATTGTTGATTGCCAAGCCTCTTTGCCGGCCTTGTTGTAAACCTGATTAAAATTGTCCCAGCACTTGTCCCACACGCCTTTGCGAAGCTGCCTGAACTGTTCAGAGGCAGACTTTCGGCTCGATACCATCTCAACCGCTTCCTGGTTGGTCAGGTACTCAATTGGGATTGAGGCGCCGGTCTCGGCCGGCAACTCGGCGGGCATCTCGGATGGTAGCTCGGAGGGAATCTCCGGGCGGTCATCGGGGTAAATATATTCGTTCTGTCGTGTCCTTGGGTCAATTGCCATTGGTTTCTCCGTCCCCTAAATTAACCATACATCTTCCGATACTGGGGCTCAGGCGACGGTGCCGACACCTTGGGTGCCGACATAATCGCGTACCTCACAACGTCTGGGAAATCTTTGTAGGCGTCTTGGATCTTGCCGGTCTTGGGATCAAATGACCAACGCTGCAT